TATATGGTGTTGCATTAACTAACCATTCTACAAGCGCCCACTGTTGCTCCCCATTGGTCGTTTGGTCTGCCCATAATCCTGCTAACTTACCACGTCTAGCCCAGTTATTAGACAAGTCACCAACAGAACAGGCATACATACCATCTGTTTGATTAACAATATCTATATGGTTTCTTAATGATACCCAATCACATCCATCATCATCAACGTGTGGGTCTCCTTGTATATATAATCCAATAGGTTTCTTATCATCTATCTTTATGTTGATAAACTTTTCAGACTTTTCTCTTGCTTCTTTTCTTTTGAATACTTCTGTTCTTGCATTGATAAGTTCTTCTGTAGACCAATCAAGATTCTGAGCTTCTTCTAATTCGTAATTCTTTGTAATCTTAGGACTAACTGTTTTTTTATTACAAGTCCTGCACTTCCATCTTTTTCTTTTCTTTTCTGTACCACAATGACCTGCTTTAATTAAGTGAGTTGAATCACAATGAGGACATTGTAGCGCATTACCATCCTCGTCTCTTTGTATGATACCTACTCTACTATAGTTACCACCATTATTGTTGATTTGGTATGTCATTTATTTTCTTCCTCATTTATTAAATAATCTAAGTACCAACGTGCTTTCTTTAAATCTTGCACAGGTGTACCTTTATACGGAAATCTTGTAACATACTTGATGATGTTACCTCGAACATAGTCCATATCCCATGACCGTATATACTTAGTAGTTTCTATCCCCTTTGTATAGTGGGGTGGATTACTAATAAGGTCTTCTTTCTTCTTGCTCATCAATCTTATCCATTATCTCGTCCCAAGTTATTGGTAGACAATTAAAGAATACTACACCACCGTACTGATAGTCAAGTCTTCCTCTTATCCTGTCTTTGATACTGAACCTAGCATTAGGTTCTATGGCATGGATAGCCCTGATGATTTGCATTTCCCTCTTTGTATAAGGGATGTTTGCGCTCATAGTTATCTCCTATTAGTTTAAGCATATAGCCATCTAGTGATGTAATATGACATAACTAATATTAGTATAAACTCTAAGACTGATATCTCAGGTCTTAGATATTTCGTCCTTACCTTACTTAGTAAGAACTTAATTAAGTTTATCATGGCATGAAACCTCTGCTATTTCTAGCTTTAATTAGGTTTCAAAACACCCACTCTAGTCTTGTGAGTTCTATTTAGTTCTTCTTGAAACTTAATCCATTTCTTTATTTGTTTCTGTTTTTTTGTTTCTTTCTTTACCACTTTTTGCATGACCAATACCTAGCTGTTAGTTTAGATTTAGCAGTATCACACTTGTGTCTTGCTCTAAATGATTTACGTCTTGACGGTATGTTCTTTTTAATCTTCATATTAGCATCACCGAATCTGATAAGTTTAATCTTATCTCCCTCTTTGGCTAATACAGCAAACTTCTTACCACCTTTACGTGAGTTCTTTGGTTTATTATATCCTGAAAATGTTTCACCTGCTCTTGTTATTGCCATGCTATCTCCTTGTTGCTGCGCTACCAAAATAAAATCCTGATATCGCTGCTAGAAAATGTGTATCTGCTGTAGTAATTACAATACCACTGATACCTTTAAATGTTGTAACTTCTTCTGTGCTACCAAATATCCACCAACCCTCTTTAACTTGTTCAAGATACATAAGATGTACTTGTACTGATGGGTCTAAGAATACTGCTATCTTAGGTAGACATATAATAAATATAACTGATAACAATGCCATCCATCTTCTTGTTGTAGATTGATATTGGTTGTTATCTTTTCTTGCATCATCAACCGATGCTCTTTCTATCTCTGCTCTTTGCATGAGATATCGTTGTTGGTCTGCGTTATCTTTAGATTTTTGTGACCATATAGATAGTACACCAGTAAGTAATGATGAACCTAACATGGTAATGATTTCAAACGGTATCATTTTGTACCTCTTGTTAATTTAGAAACTTCTCTTTTATATGTTTCTTTTAACTTGTTAAGTCTTTCATGGTAATCTTTAGCTGTTATTTCTTTTTTACCAACCTGTACTGCAAGAGATTTAGTTGCTTGTTTTAAATTATTGTTTAATCTTCTTATTTCTCTAGCACTTATATCAGATAATTTACTAACATCTGCTTCATTAATAGATAGACCTATGCTATTTAAAAGAGTTTCAGTTTTAGTTAAGTCTTCACTTAATCCTTTTCTTGCGCCAGGAGTAAATGTTCTTTCTATTTTTTTGTATGCAGGAGTATCTGATATCAAACCAAAACTTGCATCTTCAAAAGGTAATGGTAAGTTAGGAATAAATCCCTCTGCAAATTTACCAACTCTATATCCTAAAGCTCCACCAATAGGACTAGACTTTTCATCTATAGGGTTATAACTTTGTCCTGTAAACGGGTCTCTACCAACTACTATTTTATTTACAAAATCTAAAGCAGGTCCTCCAGGTCCTAATATAGACGGGATACCAGGTACTGGTTGACCAAGTTCTTGTTCCATTTTAAATATATCACCACCAGGTAACTTTCTACCTATGTCAAAATACCTAGCAACTCCCTCTTTAGAGTCATATGGTAGTCTTATGTTTGAATAAGGCATAAATGGAAGACTAAATGCTTTATCATCTTTTGTTCCTTGCATATATTGTCTTTGTCTTCTTTGTTCTTGTTTTGTATCTCCTGCTTTAATTCTCATTGAATCATCTATTAAATACATTCCAAGACCTAGCACTGCCATTCTTTCAGGAGTTGATATTGCAGCTTTAGTTAAAATAGGAATCATTCTATATGAGTAAGATAAGAAAGGTACAAAAGTATTTCTTACAGCATTAACACTGTTTGATTTGATATCATAATCAACAAACTGTCTTATAGCTGCATCTGCTGCTTCTTCTTGAGTATATAATTTACCTGTCTCAGGATTAATTTCTTTTCTTTTTGTTTTGTATAAACCGTATCTGAATATTCTATCTTCAAATTGATACCATGCTGTTAAAGGAGCATCAACATTTTCTCCAAAAAGTTTTTTAGCATTTTTAAATTGTTTAGGTAATGAATCAAATATTACATTAAATAATCCACCAGGTTTATCTGCACTAGATACGTTTATGGTTTTATATATTTCGTCAGGATTTAATCCTTTCTTTAATTCTGCAGTTATATAATCAGCGCCAAACACACCCTCGTCTACCATCTCTTGTAAGTCTTTAGGTAATTGTTCTTTTTCTATCTTACCTAAATCATACTGTCTCATTAGTTTTCCATATTTAAATGACTTAGCTAATTCTGTCCAGTCCCCACCTGATAAATAATAAAGAGATATATTAGATACAAAGTTATTAAAATGTACAACTGGGTTGTATACTGTTTTTGTTTTTTTCCAAAAACTTTGCATAGTAAAATAACTTTCTCCAAATGGTCTAGACCAGTTAGTATCTACTGCTTCTTGTAAAAACTTTATATCATTAAACTCTTTTCTTTTTACTAGATTACCTGTTAGCTTACCGTACTTACTTATCCTAGGTTGAAAGATATTTTTTTCTGCTTCAGTTAATTGACTTTGCTCGTCTCTTTGTTTGTTAATTAATCTTTGAGCTAGAGTTTGTTTTTTAGTTACGTTTATTTTTTTATCAGGAACAAAAACATATTCTTCTTCACCTATGTTTTTTGTATCTAATCTATTTTTTATAAGAACTTCTTTTGCTTCTTCACGTGTTGCATACTCTCCAAGTATTCTTCCCTCATTATCTTTAGCAGAATACATAATTAGTGGAGCTTCATCTATAGATTGTTTAAGAGTTCGATTAATCTTTCTTTCTATCTTTTGTGCTTTTTCGTTTGTTGCTTTTTGTAATTGATTGAATTGTGTTTTAAGTCTAATGTATTCTAGGTCAGTAAGAACATTACCTACTTCACGTCTCATTGTTTGAGTCGTTCTAATCTCTGACATCTTTTGAGCAATTTCTGTTAATTCAGGAGTTGAATATACAGGTTTTCCATCTGCTCCAATTATCTTTGTTATGTTACTATCATTTAATGCTTTGTTTAAAAATGAATCTTGAGTTCTAACAAAACCTTTTTGCAACCCTATATCATAAAGACCTTGATAAAATTTACCTAATCCTAATGTAGAGTTTAATTCCATGGCAGTAGCTTTTATGCCTTTAGCTGCATCTTCAATTTCTTTTAGACCTTGCCTTTGTTTTTTTGTTAGCTGATAATTAACAACATAATTACCCTCGTCATCTTTCTTAACTAGTATTCCATAGTTAGATGGTTGGTCTAAATCATCAACTCCTTTTATATATCTTGGGTCATCTTTAGCAACTCTATTTATTATTTTGCCAACTCTTTTTTTGTATGATGAGTTAGGAAAAGATGTTTGGTCTTCGTATCTTTTTTCATAATCATTTTTTGTTTTGTAATCAATCTTTCTTTCTTTTTCTAAACCTGTAACCAAATGATTAACTTCATCTAAAACTTCTTTTTCAGTTCTACCTGCTGTGTTTATGGTAATTTGTGTACCTCTAGGTCTTAGACTATCTCCCCTTATTGTTAATAAGTTATTGATACTTTTCTTTATAAACTCTGTGTTGTTATTATTTTCTAAGTTATATAATCTTTTAATATATGTATCTATATTTGTTTTAAATACGTCATCATCTAATAACCCTGCGTCTCTTAAATCTTCTCCAAGTTCTTTAAACAATTTTATTTTTTTATCATTTAATCTAGCTATGTCTTTTACAGAAGTTGGTAAACTAATTCCTAAATAGTCTTCTACAGGCACATCTACAGCAGCAGCACCCTCTCTTTCTAGCGCCTGTTCTTTTGTTAATAATTTACCTGCAGCAACTTTGTCATCATAAGGCAAAGTCTTTCTAAATATTTTTTCTCCTGCATCTAAATCATATACTTCATCCATAGTTAAATCACCTGACATAACTTGATAAAGAATTTTTCTATCAGCTTCATCTAACTTTTCTGCTTCATCTGCAAGTTTTGCAAGTTTACCTTGATAACCTAATAAGTTAGAATCCATTTGTCTTTTTTTAGCTAATATACTTCTATTTAATTGAGCTTCTGTACTTATGCTTCCTATTACTTTGTCAGCAATTTCAGTTTTATTTGCATGGTCTCCTATTTTTTTACCACCCACAAATGCTAATGTTGTAATTGCTGCATTTTTTAAAAAGTCTTCAGAAGACTGTGCATCTTCTAAATTGTTAAATACGTTATATCCTACAACTGCTGATGTTGTATATCCTAATGGATTTCTTACCATACTATCGTATACTGGTTTAGATACATTTTTTTTAAAACTTTCAAGATAAGTTAATTCTTCATCCCCATTTGTGTATCTAGCTTTTTCAGCATTTCTTCTTCTTTTTTTTCTATCCCTTTGTATTTCTTCTCCAAGTATTTCGTCAAGGTCTACATCTTTTTTAGGTTCATCAAAACCTAAATGTTTTCTACCAACTAAACCTAGCACCCCTGTCAAACCACCACCTGCAAGAGAACCAAAAGCTGCATTAGTTAATCTTTCTTGCCCGTTATCTTCATCTACATAACCAGTAAATCCTGCAACACCACCATATCCTATTCCTTGTGCTACCAAAGAACCTATGCTTTTAGCTTTCATTACAGGTAATGCCCATCCTGCAGGGTCAGCTATTACTCCTGCTATATATCCAAGTAATGCTGTAGTTCCATGTTTATCACTTTCAAATAAAGAGTTTAGTCTTCTTTGTTCCATTCTCATGGATTCTAAATCTTTTCCTCTTAATTGTTGTACACCTCTATATGTATCAGATGCGCCCATAGATGAGCTAAACCAAAATGCTTCAGATACTGACATATCTTTTATACTGTCTACAGGTCTTTGAGATGCTATAGTATCTTTATTAATAGCATCATATGGTGTTGCGTCTTCGGAAAAAATATCTATTTCTTGTGGTTTAGGACCACTTGAAATTTGTTCTATTTCTTCTCTATCAAATATATTTACAGGCATTTATCGTCCTAACATACTTGTTTCAAAACTATTCATAGTATCATCCCAATCCCATTTAGCAACTTTAATACCATTTACAGTTCCTCTATTTTTAAATTCCCTAACTGCTGCTAAATGTTTTTGTTCTACATATTCAAAAAGATTTTGATTATCTAAATATAATGGAAATAATTTGTTTTTGAAAAGTTCTTTATTAGGTAAATCTACTGGGTCTTGTTCTCCACCAACCCCAAACTGGAAAGATTTTTTTACTCTAGCTAAATTACCAAGTTCATCTTTTTCATAATATAGTTTATCATATGCAGTCAAAGCATCTTTAGCTATACTTCTTTGTTCTTTTGCAACAGAAGTACCTTTTGTTTTTTGAGCAGCAGCTAACTTAGCATAAGTTGATAATTGTCCTTGAGCTGTTTTAGATACATCAGTTAAAACTCTACTAGCTACATCATATCCTGATTCACCAGGTCTTCTTTGCCCAAGCATACCTACACCTGCTCTAATCAATGCAGCATTCTGTATTGCCTTAAGCATTTGTTTTGGGTCATCACTTAATGATGTTGGAGCAACTACTCCACCTAATGATTCTGTTAGTTTTTGTAGTTCTTTCTCATCTATCATTATAATAATCCTCGTCTTCTATATTTTTCATATGGGTCTTGTGTTTGTAACATTAAACCTGGTGTAGCTTGAGTAGGCATTATTGTTGGAGGAGTAGGTCTTCCACTACTCCCACCACTAAATGCACTTAATAAAGTAAGTAAAGTTAATGGACTCATTGTTGATTCGGTGGGTGTTTCAGCTATTTCTTTTATAGGTATATTATATGCTTCTGCTAACCTAGCTTTAGCTCCACTATCTATTGGATTTGTAGCCATAGAAACTTCTTTTAGTTTTTGTTCTGCCTCTATTTGTTGTTGTAAATTTTCTTCAGTAAAAGGTTGAGCTGCCATAGAAAGATATTCTTTCCTAGCTTCTTCTAATAATCCAGGATACTCTACAGGTTTTTCAACACGAGTAAAAGATGGACCTCCAGGATAAAGTGGTGGCAATGGTTTATCAGCATTGCTCATTATTTCTCTATCTTGTGCTGACATAAAAACAGACGGTCTTGATTCTAATAATCCTTGAGATATTGCCTGTCTTCTTTCTTTTTCTTTTTCTTCTTCTGATTTAAAAAGATTCCAGTTCGCTATTTCGTTAAATAATCCTAACATGTTATCTCCTAATCAAATAAACTAGCTAACCCAACAGCTATACCTATTGGACCTGCTAGACTTGCTAGTCCAGTTGCTGCTGCCGTGCTTGTTGCAGCAGTTCCACCCAACATTCCTGAACCTATAGTTCCATAAGTACCTAACCCCATTAAAGTACCACCTACTGCTCGTTGCATAAACGATGGGTCTCCACCTGTTTGTGTAGCTGTAGTTGTTGGTGGTAAGATACTACCTGCTGCTATAGCAGAGTAATCTCTTAATGCTTGTGTAGGTGCTTGTTGCCCAAACTCAAACCTAGCACGTGCTTCATCTATAGCTTGTTGTTGTCTTGCTTGTTCAGCTAAACCTACTTGACCTAATGTCTGAGCAGGAGCTAACCCCATTTGCATAACAGATGGTGCTAAACTAATTGCTCTTTGTTGAGCATCAATAGCATCTTGATATGCCTTAGAATACATTTGAGAACTGATATCACCTGCCTTTTGCAAGTAGTCTGATATTACTCCTTGTTCAAGTATAGCTTGTCTTGTACCACCTAACTGTCCTGCTTGGGTAGCGCCACGTCTTGCTTGTTGCAATAATCCTTGTGCTTGTCCATATACTGGTCTTAGTGCAGCTTCTGTTGCACCTGCAAGATATGGATTATATTGTAACATTTGTGGTTGCATTAATCCGAACTGTTGAGCTTGAGCTACTTGTTGAGCCATAGCTTGTTGTCCACCTAATGCTTGTTGAGCAATCATTTCTTCTGCTTGTAAAGTTCTTTCACTTGGCGCAGCATATGTACGACCAGGGAAAAACTCCATAGGACCTTGCCTATATAATCTTTGTGCTTCTCCAAATATATCAGTTAGATAGGGTTGTTGCCCTATCCATGGGTCGGCTTTTTGTACAGTTTGGGTTGTACCTCCACCACCTTTACTCATAAATGTTCTCCTAATGTATTGTTGTGAGTTCTTTTCCAACTATCGAATATGTTTGTTCATATCCAAAGTTTTTTAATTTTTTAATAAATCCTTTTCTACATACTGTTTCCATGGCATCACAGTCTTGTTCTGTTGACCATTCTTCTAGTACATCTAATACCTGTGCTACCCATTCATCCATTCCCTCTCCACCTAATGTAACAATACGGCAGACTTTTTTCTGTGGATAATTTATTATTTGTGTAGTAACTACAGCTTTAATTTGTTTTTCGTTTTCTTCATCAAACACAACCCATAGTTGCATCTCTGCATCTTTTAAAAAGAAATAAATATCATGTTCATTCATTTCTTCTTGCGCTTTATTTATACCCATGACTACATATTTTTCACATTCACTCCATACATCATCAATGTATCGAGCAGGTATTCCTGAAACGTATATCATTTATTTCTCCTATTGACTTACTTGTACTATACTAAGTGTAACAGATGGGGTTTCGGGGGCAAATGCTGTAGCTGCATTATGTTGTAATTCTACATCTGTACTACTTGATGCCCAAAATGCTTGTAAGTATTGTCCTGCTGTTATATTAAATATTCCATTCCTAGATACAATTTTCTTCTGCCCATTCTCATGTAGTGTAGAAATGGCTGTAGATTGAGCACTAGTTACTCCATTTATCTTTGGAAAAAAATATACAGTTTTTGTACTAGCACTATTAGATGATAAGGTCGCATGAAAACTAATATAGTATTTACCTGTATGGGTAAAGTTAAGTTTACTTGCATCTGTACCATCAATGCTTATACCTTGTTTATCACCTGAACTGTCAAATGTTATTGCATAAGCTGTATTTACTAATGTTGGTGTTTGGTCAGTTGTATCATAAAAGAAACCAAAGTCTCCTGCACCACTACCACCTGCAAATGCTCTCCATACAGTACCATCATAGTAATATAGGTTTTCACCTTGTCCTGGATTCCAGTTAGTCCCATCAGCATAAGCGATATCACCTTGCTTTACTCTGCTAGGTTCAACATTCTTTTCTTCTATAAATGCTATAGGGTTTTCTTGTAATGCTCCTTGTAGCTTAGTAAGTTCTTCAAATATATATCTAGGTAAATCTTCTGAGTTAGCAGGTACAGGATTAGGTACATACTTAGGAGCTTGTGCCATTATCTTTCCCCTATAACTTCATACTCTAAATCGTAACCATTAAGTTCAAATGGACTGTTGTCTGTGTGTTGAAATCTTACTGCGATGTATTTACCTGTTGACCTACAATCTACTTTGTTGTTTTGTGTTGGGTCAAAGTTTTGTCCTGCTGTATAAGTGTATGTACCATTAGGTGACATTGAACTTCCAACTGATATAACAACTTGTCCTGAACCACCTACTTTAGGGGTTAGCTTTCTGACTTGTTTAACAGTATTGGTATTACCATCTAAGGTTAATCCTTTTCTTTCTAGTGTAGATATATAGTTTTCACCATCGAACTGTCTGCCAAAATCACCACGATACAATTTAGTATCTGCAACACCTGCCATCAATATACTTCTTTCTGTAGGATTATAGGTTCTCTCGCCCCATATTCCATCGTAAGTTGTCCATGTAGCTGTCTGTGTGTTCCAAGTTATGGATGTAGCACCAGGGTCTACAATTCCAGAACCAATGTGATAAATATCAGGCAAATCACGAAAAGTAAATGAGTTGTTAACATAGTTATAAATTAATGCTTTATTACAATATTGCGACCCTATACTAGGATAGCATACCCACATTTCTGTTTGCTGTACGTTATGTGCAACAAAAGTGAGATTATAATATGCATCATTTATATCATCAAATAATTCTTTTTTAATTAAATCAGTAGCTACCGATTGTTTTCTTACAGCATCGTGTACCACTAAATCCCCTTGAGTAACTACAAAATGTCTACCCTCAAATTCAGCTACGCAATTTCTGCTTAGTACACCTGTATCGTTAAATAGTTTTTGGAAACTAAATACAAGATTACCACCAATATAGTTAGCTATCCATGTAGAGTTTTCTTTGTATATTACAAACGATTGTTTAAGTGCTAGACCATCAACAATAAAGTCTGATTCATCACCTATGGTAACTTCACCTGCATCATTAGTTGCACCTGCAGTCCATGTAGATGGAAAACTAAAGTTCTCTGCTGCATCACCCCACCTTACTTTGTTAGGATATTCTGTTCCACTTTCAGTAAGATTAAGTGCCATTAGATAGTTACCAAATGCTTTTATGGTTTTACAAGTTGTACTTGCTGCCCAGTTAGGTAAATCTACAAAGTTACTAGAACCTGTATTAGATAGTGCTTGTGGGTCATCTACCCCATTACAAAGGATAGGAAGCCCATTATAGACAGTTCCTGTCCAATTACCTATTGTAGTTAAATTAGTGGCATAATCGCCACCTGAAGTCCTTGTAACGTCTGTATGAGTAGTACCATCAGTTCTATATATTTTTGTTGCTCCACCATAAAACCAATATGATGCTGTGTTATTAGACCAATTCAATACAAAGTATGGAGCTACTGTAGGTGTGCCAAATACTGCATCATGTCCTTTGATTTTCTTTCCTGCATTATCAGTAAACCTTATATTACTTGCATGTGAATAAAACTCAGGTGGGAGTACAGTATTGTTTGTATCCTTTATCATGCCCTTTGGGGCAGGTGCTACAAATGTAGGCATCTATGCAGTCCTTTTCCACATATATACAACGATATATGGTTGTAAGTTGTTGTGGGCAGAACCGCTACCAGTTGCATTACTTGTAACTGTTGCTGTATTGCTAGTTCCATCACCTACTGCTACAAAAGAATTATTACTATGATGTAGGTTATTGTTAGCCCCTGAATTATTTGAAGCTGTTGTATGGGTATGAGATGGTATCTCAGATGTGCTTAGTGTATGTGTTTTAGCACCACCTGTTTCTTCTAGTGTGTCAAATTCTGTTTGTGCAGCATCAATACCTACCATAGTACGACCTGTACCAAAAGCAACCCATGTACCAAAACCTAGTAATGTTCCAGGGTTAGTTGATACTGCTGCATTAATATAAATAGAACCTACAGGATATACAGCTTGTAATGTTGTTAATGTACCACTTGCATTAGTAACGTCTCCTGTAACTGTTAGATTTCTTATACCTGTTACATCTAAATTAGCATCTACAGTTAGGGCTTTTAATGCTTCTGCTGTACCAAGTGTTGCTACATCTACATAGTTAAGTTCTGTGGTATTTGCCGTACAACCATCAAGTAAATTTAATTCTGTGTGTGTTGCTGTCATTGCCCCTGTTATATTGGGGAATGTATTTTTTATTGTTGATTTGATAAGTCTTAAATGGTCATCACCTTGAGCAACAGAATCAGTTGCCCCTGGATTTGAGGTATTAAGACTATCTATATATGTTCCTGTTTCTAATCCCATTATGCTAGTTCCTCTGCTGTTGGTTGTGTTTCAGTTGGGTGATTCCATTCAGCTATATAATCACCATTACCATCATTTTGTAATTTGATAGTTCCTGTATCATAATCAAAATCATCTACTGTTAAGTTTGACCTGATTTTTAATATTTTTTCGTATAGTGTCATTATGATGTTCTCACTAAAAATCCTGAAAAATTAGTATGTGTTGCTAAAAATGAAGGACTTGTTCCTGTAATAGTTCCATATATTTCTAAATAATCTGTTGTGCCATTCATCTGCACTAAAGCAGAACCACTTAATGTTTGACTAGATGATGTGCTATCTCTACTAGATGCTAATTGACGTAAAACAGACCCATTTTTAAATAAGTCTATTAATGCAGTAGTTACTGATGTTCCAGATGCTCTTCCGATAGCATTTATTTGATAGTATCCAGCAATTGTTGGAGTAAAACGATAGTTAGTAGCATTATCATAATTAGAATTAGTATCAAACTCTTCTGTGTTAAATGTTAATTTAGTAGATGTACTAGAACTAATACTTTGTGCTGATGATAGATAAGCACTAAATGTAGGTCCAACAATTCCAACTGTGCCTGTCTCAGCAGGTAAAGTAAGAGTATTAGTTCCTGCTACAGCTGGAGCTGAGATTGTTATTTCACCTGAAGTATCACCTGTTAGTTTTATACTAGCCATTAATCTGCTTCCTGTATTGTATTACCCTCGGCAACCCATTCTTGAATTGCTTGGTAGTGTGTGTTTGCTGTGTCTATTGGTACATGACATACAACACCATTTATTGTTGCTTTTATGCCACCATTTTGTCCTAAAATATTTAATGTATATTGTGCTGATGTAACTTCCATTATAACTCCGAATCAAATGTAATACCTGGTGTAGAACCTGTATTATATATCCAACAACCATCACCTGCAGCTGCAGATGTGCCTGATAAGTTATATGCAATAATTGCCCCACCATTTGAATTATATAATAAACTGTCAATGCTAGTTATTGTAATGTTGTTTCCATCAGCAGTATCATGTGCAATCATATTGCTACCTGCTATTTGTGTACAAGTTGGGTTTGCTCTCATTTCAGTTCTAAAATGATGTGTTATTTGTGCATTATTGTTTGTTCTAAAAGAACCATTAGCATAACCTGAACCTGTAGAACCTGAAACCTGTATCTGAAAATACCTTTGACATCTAGCTAGACTTGTTGCTCTATCTTCAAACTGAAATGGTGGTATGCTGTTGCTGTCAAATGTTCCTACTTCTAGTTGAACACCTGTTATGTACCAATCATTAGATGTGCTGTCTGCATGATTAACTTGACCTACTACCCTGTTTGCATTTGTTATTGATGCCCAACTTGTGTTCAAAGTGCCAGATGTTCTATCACTACCTGCACCTAACCAAAATTGTATTTGCATACTAAAAGCATTGTCATTATCTAATGCACCTGTAGTATCACCTGCAAAAGACAATACTTTCTTTTCCCATGTGTTTGCACTATCTATTGTGTATGCTTGTGATATTTGTCTAGCATTATCTTGGTCATATAACTCAACAATATTTGTTCCTGTTTTTGTTGCCTTAACCCAAAAGGATACAGTTACACTTTCAGCACTAGACGTGCCTTTTTTTAGCATTTGTAAATTTTGACCTTCAAATCTATGTGAAAGGGTATTATAAGATGATGCTGATGGTGAAGTTTCTGCTGTTGTACAATCCATTTTAAATGAATTTGTAAAGCCCTGACCTGTTGGAACATCAGTAGACTGACTTACAGTCCAAGTTCCTAAACTAGATATAACATTTCTAAATCTATCAATTACAACAGGAGACCCTGAACCTGTAACACCTGTAACAGAAGTACCTCTTTGAGCTATAGCCATATCGCCATTTATAATCAATGGAGTAGCAGTCTTTCTATCTAAAGCTACTGTGTTATCTGATACTGTACCATGTAAAGTGAGAGCCATTAATTATTCTCCAATGCTGTTACTTTTGCTTCAAGTGTTTCAATCCTGTCCATAGCTTCTTGTAATGCTTTAACTGATTTCATATATAAAATAGAATATTTAACTGATTTAATTTCTTCTGATTTAACATCACCCACAGATACAGTTGGATTTCCATCTTCATCTACAGGTAACTCATCTTCATCTGTCCATAAAATTTCAGGTTTTGTGCTTACGAGACCACTCATGCCTGATGATTCTAATTCTTGTGCAATAACACCTAGTCTTAATAAATCATCACTATCACCTTTTTCAGATACATCTTGTTTAAACTTAAATTTTCTTACTCTTAAATTTTTTATATCTTCCCATTGGCTACCTGAATCAGTAATTTGTTCTTTTAATCTTACATCTGAAAAACCACTATAACTATTATCATGGTTATCTATATCACCATCTGAGTGTATTACTAATCTATTAGTAGTAGAATCTCTGCATGTTAAAAATGCTTGTGAATTGTTATCAGGTGAAGCTGAACTAAAATCTATAACTATTCCTTGTGGGGTTGTACCATGTGAGCTGTCAAATAATGTATTGGTTGCTCCAAATCCTGTTTGCTTAACAGTAAATCTACCTGTTGGTGAGGTAGTTCCTATACCTACATTACCACTTTGGTCTATTCTTAAAAGTTCATTACTTCCATTACCAATTAAAAACTCTGAACCTGTAGACCCTAAAATTCCTTTACCTAAATACCATGGATTTCCTGGTCCATCGTCCATTTTAAGACCACCACCGACATAAAGAGCAGCGTCATTACCAAAATCTTGAACAGTAAGTTTGCTGCTAGGACTTGTAGTTCCTATACCTAATTTACCATCACTTGCCATGTGTACTTTAGTTGAAGCATCAATTTGTAAGTCTATTTCACCACTTGTATCTGATACTATCTTTAATCCGTCTGATGTGTCTGCGTTTAGCTTACATGTCATAGTATTACCCACCTTTGTCCACTAGGAACTGTTACTGTTACACCACTTGCTATTGTCATTGGTCCAACTGAAAATCCATTACTGCCTGATGTTATTGTATAGTCAGATGTTATATCATCTGTGTTTTCATAGATAGCACCACCTGCTGATGCTCCTCCACCAATACTTCCCCAAGCACTACCATCGTAGCCCTCAAATGATGAATCAGTTGTATTAAATCTTAAATAACCTGCACTAGGTGTACCATCTCTTTCGCCTGTTGTACCTGCAGGAATCTCAGCACTACCTGTAGAAGCTGTTTCTACTACTTTGCCATCTAATGCTGTTTGTAATCCATCGACATTAGATATGATATGGTTGTGTGAATCATCTGCAACTGTAACTGTAATAGCTGTTGTACCACTACCACTAGCATCACCACTTAATGTTATGGTTTGGTTGCCAGTTAAGTATGATGAATCATTTGTCCATTGACTGATATTACCTGATTTATTGGTAAGTGTATCTGTTGATGAAGCTGTAATATATCCTGCATCGTTAGTCCATTGACTGTTACTTCCTGACTTATTAGTTAGAGTGTCAGTTGAACTTGCAGTTATGTAAGCTCCTAAATCAGATATGTTTGATTCTGTAATCGTTATAGTATTCGATGCACTATTGATTGTTTTATTCGTTAGTGTTTGTGTGCCTGATAAAGTTGCAACAGTTGAATCAATCGCAAAAGTAACTGCATTACCACTACCACTTGTATCTATACCTGTACCACCAGTAAAGGTTAGTGTTTCAGAATCTAGGTCAATAGATAATGCACCACCTGTATCTGCCTGGAAGTCTAAGTCTTGTGCTGTAACTTGTGCATCGACATAAGTTTTAATTGCTTTTGCTGATGCTAGTGTATCATCAGATGCAGAAACAGTTGATATATCAGTATCAAGAACACCTGATGCTAAATCTGCTACCTCAACATTAGAAAGACTATTGCCTGTTCCATTAGCATCAAATGTCTTGTTTGTTAGTGTGTCTGTAGAAGATGCTGTAATGTATGAGCCAAGGTCTGATATGTCTGCTTCTACTATAGTAATCGTATTACTAGCTGTATTAATTGTTTTATTGGTTAGAGTATCTGTAGAACTAGCTGTAATCTTTGTGTCCATCTGCGTTTGTATTGCAGAAGAAACACCATTTAAATATCCAAATTCTGTATTAGAAACTGTTCCATCATGTATTTTACTTGCATCTATTGCAGCACTTGCATTGACATCAGCATCAACAATAACACCAGTACCTATAGAAGCTGTACCTGTTACATCCCCCGTGCCATCGAATGACGATGAAGTCCAAGTAACATCACCTGTCATACCTATAGTACGACCTGTAGCTAAAGCTGTAGCTGTATCTGCGTTACCTGTAACTGAACCTGTAACATTGCCTGTGACGTTACCAATAAATGTTGTAGCTGTAACTGTGCCAGTTGTAGTAATAGACGGCATGTTTGCAGCAATGTTTGTTAATGTAACTTTAAAGTTATCCCCATCATAAGCTGTAGCAAATATAGACTCACTATTAGGGGTGGTAACTTCTGTTAATTCTGAAAATTTCTTATTTGCCATTTATGTCCATGTGGTTGCTGTTGTCGATTGTACTGTCCAATCATCAACTGTTAATACTGGTATGTTTTCTTGCTCAAAAAGAATATTATCTTCTGTTTTAAAAAACAATAAATCATCTTCTGTTTTAAAAAAAAATGTTCCCTCTATTTCCCAAGCTGTACTAGTTGTGGATTGCTCTGTCCATGTAGTCATTAATACAATCCATAATCAATACGTGTAGTTGGTGCTACACCTGAGTGTCTATCTCTTTCATTAGAATCTATTATATCTTTTTTGGCTCTATCATAGAAACTAGCCCATGTTTGAATTCGTTTATCGTTTTGTAAATAAGGTTCTGCTTCTACTAATGAAGCATATAAATAAGCATCAGGATGATATGTAAGCATATCATTGGTAGGTGCTGAATCCGATAATGGGGTAAAGTATTTGTAATACAACATTTCTATTTCATATGTGCTATCAGGTAGTGGTCTTAGTTGTATATCATTACCTATAATTGTATATGCTTTAGGTTTACCTTTGTTACTTCCTGCATATATCCTGTCCATTTGTTCAGGTGTTAAATATTCTAAAGATGTTTTAGGATTAGTATTTAGTTGTATATTACGCATAGCAACATACTGTGCAGGTAATGTGTAATACTCAGTATCAGCTATAGTATCTGCTGTAACTCTTGTTTCCATTCTTCTGATTTTAAAATCTCTTTTATGTCTAGCTTCTGCTAGTGTAATAAAGTCAGGTATTTGGTCAGTTAAATCTGTTCTATCTAACCAGTCAGCTATTGCTGATTTGAGTTCTGAGTAATTAGTTATTGCCATTATATGCGCCTATTAGTTGTCTTTAGATACCTGTAATCAGGACTGTTTAATAATTTTTTTACTGCTTGTGCATGGTCTTTTTTATATACATCAACCCCAAATAGTCTTTTCCATTCATAAACTACAGTCATAGGTATACGAGCAGAGAGTCTAAACTCGTCTCGTATACTATGGTCTTCATTTTGTAGTTTTTTATTTTGGTCTAAAAGGGGTTGTATATTTTCGATGTGTTCTATAGCAAACTCACCAGTAGGTTCATGGTAATGAAATGTTTGACCATTGCCTATCTTTCTTCTCATTCGCTTAACTCATCTATGTAAATGTTACCTGAACCACTTGCAATAATTGCAGCGATTTTCATACCACCATCTATCTTAAAGATTTCAGGGTCGTATGCACCTAATATGGTTGTGCTTGTAGTTGCTGTTGGATTAGCACCAAAAGCAATATGAACACCATCAGTATCAGATACTATTCTTACATACTCTGTGTTTGCGTCAGTAGCTGCTGATTGAGCAGATGTACCACCAACACTTCTAACAAGAGTATTGGTTACTCTTAAACCATAGTTAGGACTACTCATTCTTATCTCCTAATTACAAATGTTACTAATAGTTTAGCTGTTCCTGTAGAACCACCATCTGTAATCATTTCGATAGTTCCATTTTCTTCAACTCTATTAGCTGCTGTTGGTTCTGCTGAATCTACATCACCTGCTGCTGAACCTGAGTTAGCAACTGTAATGCCACCACCAGTAATAGCAGTACCACCAATTTCAAAAGAAACTGCAGCATCACCACCACTAATAGCACCTTGTAGTGCAGATATAATTTTAATTACTCGTCCACCGTCAGGCACTGGTACGAATGTACTAGATGCAGTAGATACGTCTTCTATCTCTGCTGTTACAAAATAATCGTTTAATGTTCTCATTAAAGTCTCCTTGTATTAATAACCCTCGTTCCGAAGTGATACATTCTTCAAGGTCATTATTAATCAGTATCTTGGGTGGGGTAGGAAAATGAAGTAAAACCTACCCCTTACAACGGGTTGTTGTATATTTTTTATGAAGTTGTCAAGTCAGCAATAGTAGCTGAAGATGCTTCGTTTTTAGCAACGAGTGTCCACTCAGCGAGTAGTAAACGTTTTTCAGCATCACCAGTTTTTGCTAGTTCTTGTGTTTGGAAAGGTCTCAAGAAACCAGTCGCAAACATTTCTGTATCAACTACTAACGCACTTCTACCTGAAGAACGTAGGAATCTATCAGCAACAACTCTAACTTCACCGAAGTCAGAAACATAAACATCAATAGTAGCTACTAAGCTTCTATCTTCTGCCATGTCCATACGAGTTGAGTTACCAGTAAATCCTGATACTTTTTGTTTGTTGAATGAACCAACGATTAGTAGGTCAGGGTCACCACCATTATCAAAGCAAGATTTTAACTCACCTTTTAAGATAGCTTCTGTAAGTACCCTTTGTGTACCATCTGTTACAGTACCTGATGAGTTTCCACCATCAGATGCATAGCTGTTGTTGGTTTCTGTCCATGACTCAAAACCTCTAGATTTACGAGCAGAAGCTCCATTTCCAGAACCTGCTGAATCAGCAGTTTTACCTGTTAGGTCTAGTTCCATATCACGTTTAAGTTCTTTACCTGCTTTAGCTATTTGATAAGCAAGTTCAGAGTTACGACCTGCATGGTCTACTGCTTCTTGAGTTCCTGAAACCATAACAGGTTTGTAAGAAATCTGTGTATAGTTGTGAACACGAGTAGTAGCAGATAATGCAGCACTTGGAGAGTCATCTCCCTCTATTTGAGCATTTGATGCAGCAGAAGCCAAGCTATCTGTTTGCCATTCATGTTTAACTGCAGTAGCAGCGCCAGTACCAATACTAGACATGAATGGTGTATCTGTTGGAGAAATGTCATAGATTACATTTTGTAAGTCTTCACGATTTCCAACGGCATCAAACGTTTCAAATGTGTTTGATAATTGTGCCATTATTTCACCTTTGTGTTATAAGTTAATTAAAAAACTAGCCAAGCATAGATTCAATATACTTTGCAGCATCATTGACTTTGCCTGATTTTCTAGCTTTGGATTTTAATTGCTTAACACGCTCAGATTTAACCTCACCTTTAGAAGTAGATGTTCCAGGTCTTTGTACTTTAGGTACTACCTTTTTCTTTTTATTTGCAATCTTTGCATTTAAAAGATTCTCATACTTCATTGCATCGTGAAGAACTTGTATGCTTCTTGCATCTATTAACATACTTATTTCCTGTTCAGAAAAACCTTTAGCCATAGCATAATTTTTTATGTCTGACTTTAGTTTAGTTCCCTTTTCAGGGTCATTCCATTCAGGTAATTTTTCAGTTAATATCTTTAACTGTTCTTCTCTTTGTTGCATTAACTTACCTTGCATTTCTTTTTGCTCTGCTTCTTGTGCTTTCGCTTTTTGATTTGCAATTTTTATTTTATTTTCTTCCAAATCACGCAGTGCATCTTTACGTTGCATGTAAGCTAGTGGGTCTTCTTCCTTGAGTTTTTCCAAATCTTGTGACTTAAGTTGAGCTATCTCATAGTCTGTAGATTCTTCTAACTGCTCAAGTGCCTGTGTGTATCGCTGTCTTTCTTGTTGAGTCGCAGTAAGCTCATCTTCTACTTTTTTGCGTTGCTCAGACAATACTTGAGTTTTTTGTATGTAATCAGAAGTTCTGCTATACCCATCTAATAGTTCGTCTTGGGTCACTTCTACTTCCTTGCCGTTTACTTTAACGGTGAAAGTTCGTTCCTCGACTTCCTCTTGTTGAGTATCATCAGATATATCTTCAGCAGTTAATTCATTTGAATCTTCTACTTCTGTGTCAACTGATTCGGCAACTTCCATTGCCTGTTCAGAAACATCTTCCTGAGTTTCTGTTACTTCTTCAGATTCTTGGACCTGCTCTTTTGGAGTTTCCATTAATCCTAGAAGTGCTTCTTGTGCTGACCTTACGTCAGTCACTGGAATTCCTTTATGTGTACTTTGTTTTATTATGTTATCATCTGACATTTTTAAGTTCCTCAATTAATTTTAATACATGTTTATTTAGTTTTGATATAACTGTTTCAGGGTCATATCCTGCTGCATTACAAACAAATACAAAATCTTTATTATCTTTGTTAAACCAACTTCTTGCATCGTCTCTATATCTAAGTAAGTTTCTTTTTTCTCTTGCTTGATTATGAGTTATTTGCTTATATTGGTTATCAACGTATCCGTAGTTTTTTCTACCTGTACGATAAATAAAAAAGTCTTGTTTCTGAATTAAACAATCTTCTATTCCTTGTAATAATATTGCAGAATAAAGCCGTCTGATATTTTCATCAGGAATGTTTTCCTTTAGTTTTATCATTTCTCTTTATTTCTTTCTTCCTCTAATATTTGACCATTTTCTATGGTTTGTACTAAAGTATTTTTTATTTCAAGGATTGCTCTTTGTTTATGATAAAGAGACTCTCTTGCTTCAGTATCTTTAATATCTGTAGATATCCATTGTTGATATCCGTTATTAAGTACACTGTTAAATGCAGCTACCATTTGAGGATTCTCAAGTAATAACTTTGCGTCTTGTCCTGCTTTAATAGCAGCTTCTTTTTTGTCTTCCATTTATATTTTCCTGTAATGCTATCCATACGCACAGGTCTAGGTCCTCAAACCATTTTGAGTCTATCTGTTTGTGTGGGTCTAGTTAATTACTGTTGGAGTGTTTTTTCTAAGTATTCCTGACTAAAATGGTCAGGAACTTTCTTTGTGCCTTTGAGAAACTTGCGTATGATGTCAGGACTATATCCTATCTTACGATGAAATTCCTCGACAGAAAGTCGGTTATGTAACATAAATTTTTGTAATTCTTCTTTTGTCAAATCTGTTTTAATTTATCTTCTGTTGGGTTCTTTTGTTTAAATTCTTTTGCTAAGTCTCTATGTGCTAACTTACAAGACTCTCCATTAGTATAACCTATATTTATGTAATAGTCATATCTATTTGAATAATATTCGCTTCTATGCTTTCCCTCTTCTTTTTTTGAACGTTGAGACATAGGTTGGTTTACCTCCTACACCTTGTGTTTTAGAACGTTTTCTAGAAACAGCAGATGCTTTCTCTGATGCAGACATAGTTTTTGCTTTAGCTAATGGTACGCACTTAGGATATTTTCTTTTACTACCCTTTGACCTACCACAAGGTTGATATTTACCATTCTTTTTAGGTGCGCCAATATCTACCCATTTTTCTTTTACCCATTCTTTAAGCCCTTTTTTTGCCATTACGTTTTCCTTTAGAAGATGCTTTAGGTTTTATTCTTCCTGAACAAACACCTGATGCATACATATTGGCATAAGCACTTGGGTAAACTTTAAACTTTCTTTTGGCAGCAGCTTTGCCTTTAGCGCATAACTTAGCCATTAGTATTTCTTTTTAGTTCCTTTCATCTTCTTGCATTTACCTTTGCAGGTCTTACATTGTTTACCAGTTTTAGGACATTTCATTATAGTAACCTCAATATGTCGTTAAATTTATCACTCATCAAAACAAAAACAACAATAGCTCCATAAGCTATATATTTAAATCTAAATACTTCTGTTTTAATTTCTTTAACTTCATCTTTTACATCACGCATATCTGCTTCTATATGCGCAAGATGATTAGTCTTGATGATATGTACATCTTGTTTAAGTAATTCTATTTCTGTGTTGATATCCTTATCTTTCATGCTAGTGGCAACCTTTTCTTTTTGCGATACATGTCCAATGCTATAGCTACTGCTTGGTCTTGTTTGTATCCCTCATCCTTAAGTTTTTTTATTTTATTTGAAATTAATCTTGCTCTATCTGATTTGCCATGACCTGAATATTTTGGAAAAGACATTAATCGTCTCCTATCTTTACAGGTCTTTGTTGTGTAGCTTCAAGCGCAATTTCCATTTCACCTTGTTCTAATTTTTGTTGTTTAAGTTGTAAGTCTTGTTGTTTAATCATGAAGTTAACTTGAGCTTCACGTTTTTTCAATTCAAGTTCTTGTTGTTTCAACTTAGTATCTAATTCTAATTCAGCAGCTTGTAATTGTAATTTTTGTAATTCAATCTGACCTTTTTGCATATTAACCTGTTCATCTACTGTAGGTTGTGGTGGTTGTTTAGGTGGCATCATTTCAGGATTAGATATAAACTGGTCTGTGTTTTTATATCCTGATTGTGCTATATATTCACTAATAGCATTGTATAAGTTCTTAGGTGTAACTAATGTACCCATACCACCTTGTTGTACTAATGTTCCTAGTATTTGCATGATTGATGACATTGTTGTCATTTTACTTTGTTGACTACCACTACCAACACCTACATTAACTACACAATTTAATTTATCTTTCCATCTTGATACATCAATCGGTATAAACTTATTGTTGAGATAAAACATTTTCTTTCTATCTTCGTACTTCTGTACTAAAGCATATATGTTTCTAAATAAATCTTTGATACCTGTCTCTGCAAATATACGAGCTATTAACTCTACACGTTGCATTGCAGACTCTGTTGCTGCTGAAACTGCACCTGATGTTACATGTGAAGTTAATACGTCAGGATTTAGACCTTGTGTCATCTTAGATACCCCACTTCTTTCTTCTCTGATGTTATCAAGGTATTGAACCATTTGAAATGCATATGGTTGAATCTGTGGAGTAGGTAGCGCTGTTACAGCATTAGGACTTCTCATTCTTACAATCCCACCTGGACGTGATGTAAGTAAATCATCTAGTTCTACTTGTCCTGCAAGTACAGCATATCTTGCGTTATTGGTTAAATACATATTATCCAATAGGTTACGCATGATTGTTGATTTAATTAGTTGAATATCTTTGACAGTATCAGCAATAGACATGCCATAAAACTTATGTGGTATCGGCATAGGACAGATAGCTGAAAAAGGAATCATGTCGATTTCTTCGTTATCTAAGATGTATTGTCCACCTTTAGTAATCTTTCTAAGTTCTGCTACACCATCTCCATCATAGTCAATTTTTATGTAACATTCGTCTATCCAAACCTTTTTGTTTGCCCCTTTACCCTCGGATGGTGGGACGGAATCATCATCATAGCTAAATCGTGCTAATCTTTCTTCATTAAGTTCTGCTTCTGATTGTGCGTATCCTGGTAAATCATTTACAATGTTTGGGTCATAACCCTCTTTGATTAAATCACTTACAGATTTCTTAACCCTATGACAAACAAAGTCTGCATCTTCTAATGATGTTGCTCTACGTGAAACTAAAAATTCTTCAGGTGGTACAGATACTACTCTAACCTGTCCATATCCTTTGTAGCATTTAGCTTTAACATCATGCTCTACTACTTCAGGACTAATCAATGTACCAAAATCATCAACAACTGCTTTCTGAACTACCATCTCTGTGTGTTCTATAACTTCATAGTCATCATTTGCTAGTATAGATTGGTATTCTATCTCAGTTAGATTGGTATAAGTCTCTGTATGGATGTCTTCTTTTTGCTCCCAGTAATGTTTAATGATTCCAGTCTTGCTTATAAGTGCATCTTTAAAGGCATCATAGAGGACCTTAAAGCCGTTATTTTGGCGATTAAATACATAGTTGCAGTAGTCAGTAGCTTGTTGTGCTATTTCCTCGTCTTCTGGACCTTGTGGCTCGAATTCAGCTATGTTGTTGTGAGTAGTAAATATACGCATCAATGATGGCATAATGTATTCAACTGTATCTCTGACATCAGTAGTTACAATTTCAGAACGACCATCTATCTCGTTACCAAATGGTTCACCCAAATAATACTGCATAGCTTCTTCTCTTTGATTAGATAGCTCAGTATTTGCGTATCCAGTTGCTCCTTGAATCTCTGAATCTAATTGTGCCGACAGTTCATCGTCACTTATCTTTCTTGGTTTTTTTGCCATTTGATTCCTTTAGTTTTTTTAATTCTTCTTGCAACTCAACTACTTGATTTTCTAAATCTCTTAGCTTGTATGCCATTTGTGTTGGTGATGCTATTAAGTTATCCATTATACTATTGCGACCTTTGGTCCGAGTCTTCCTTTGCTATTCCACTTAGAAGTCTCTGTTGTTGAATGTCTTAGACTCATAACTGCATAACGAGTAGCAGACATTAAGTCGTCCTTTAGTTTTACTATCTTACCATCCTTACGATGATACAATCTGTATTCTTCAAACCACTCATAACAAGTGTTGAAGACTTTAAATCTTCCTTGTTCCATGCGAGATAACATATCCATTATCCCTGCTTCTACACTGTTACCACCTTTCTTCTCACCTAATGCAGGTGGGTTCTCAAAGTGAAACGGTAGCATATTGACATTAGCTTGTCTGTAATGTTCAGCTAATGTAACACCACTTCCCTTATCATGTTGGTATCCATCATGAGGAAATGCTATCGGTATGTAATGACTTCCCTCACGTTCATTGATATGTGTTGCATGATAATCAGGAGTTTGTTTAGACATACGGTATACATCATAGATGTAAACTATGTCTTCATCTCTATCCCATGCTACCCATACAACAGCTGTAGGGTGGTCATAACCAAAATCAAGACCTGCGATACGGGGGTAGTGAGACGGAATGGTAAAGGGTTCACAGGTCAAATTGTCTTCTAATATGGGGAATACCAGTCCACTACCTATCGTTGGTATCCCTTTACTACGCATCTCCCTTTCATGGGGTGGGAGTGCTTGTAAAATCTGTTCTTTCATTTTATCAGTCAAGTGGTCAGCATCTTCCCATCCTGCTGTAACTAATGCCTGTCCTGGCTTTAAATCGGTTGTAAAACTTTGTACTACCTCAGTCACCCCTGACTCAGGAGTAAAGGTCATATAGACCATTCCCTGCCTGTCTAAGGTACGTGTAACACATTGAGAGTAGATATCTTGTGGTGGTTCTTCATCTAGCCATACCAAGTCGATACTCTCCCCCATAAATTTTTCAGCACCCATCTCGTATGCTTTAAAGGCAACTCTCGACCACCCACCTGAACTATGTTTAACAAGGACTGACGAATGTGCATTTGGCACTCCAGGTTTCCTCGTGGTTTCACCAATGAGATGCTTGGGTATACTACCTTTGCCTTTATCTCTTGGGTTGTCGGGTTGCCCAAATAATTCTCTTTGGCAGATATCACGTGTCGTTTCATTAGACGCACCACATACCCATGCCCTAATTGGCTCTTTGTATCTTCTACCTACCCACCACTCAGGATATAGTCCTGTCAAATGTATTGCCATTTCCATAGCGCCCACAAATGATTTACCTACCCTATTCGCCGCCATCAACAATCGTTGGTTAGCTTCAACTCCTGTTTCATGGAAGTTTTTTTGAAATCTGTAGGGCTTGTAATAGTTAAGTCTATTTTCTTCTTGGCGCTTCTTGAGAGTGGATATTATCTGTTCTATTCTTTCTTGTTCTGTAGACATAATAATCCGAGTTCATTATCTAACACTTTGTAGAATATGTCAACACCATAATTCTAATACGGGTACTTTAAGTAAATGTTCTACTAATAGATATGTCCAAGAGAATATGAATGGGAGATATATTAAAAGAACGGTGCGTCAAGGGGGGGTTAAGGGGTATGCTGAGAATGATTCTCATTAGCATATAAGAATAACCCTTAGAATGATTCTAATTATCATTAGTAAATAGGAATGATTACCAGTTGCATTGGGAAAAATATTTTTAAAGAGTGTGTGTAAGAAAAGACGTTTATTTCTAATTTCTTTTTAAATGTTTCTATGTTTCACGTGGAACTTATTAATAAAATTATAATAGTATATTTATTATATTATCTATGGGAATCTTTAACGGTTGGATTGGGCGAAATCTAAAATTATAATGATTCTAAATATCATTTGAGAATGGTTATTATTTAGAGTTTAAATATGTTCGTATAATCCTGAGAATCGTTCTCATTTAGTGTCTTCCTGTATTGCCTGTTATCGTGTTTAATTTAAGTTTAGATAGTAGAACATCATATTATTTATTGTCTTATTATGGGCTATTTAAGACGGTTTAACGGGCAATTTAGTATATTAGTAATATCTTATGTTCTACCTAGTCTATTATTGGTTGAATGTCAAGAAATTTAATTTTTTTATTTTACTATGTTCTACTTGTTTTTGCTGTAGAACCTGATAATATCTTAACCATGAAAAGAGAAATTTTTTCATAGTCAATCGTGTAGGGACTGACTTAAAGAAACAATGCAAGTAATGTTGCACCTAAGTTTGAAATAAACTCGTAAAGGTTCTATATAGTAAATACGAGGTTCGATAATCAGACTAGCGCTGGCGAAAGTGAGTAGTATAAGCAGTGACAGAAAGCGAAATCTACGGCATCAATGACGACATGAGGTCAACAGGTGGTAAGTGCAATGGGAATAGTGCCGACAGTATAGAACTAGGTGACCATAAAAAAAAATGTTAGTTATATTTTTATATCTCTAAGGGTATGGATTCTATTTTATAGAGTTCATACCCGTGTTATAGCTATATAAGTCATTGATTTATATAGGTATAACAATAACAAACGAGGTAAAAAAAATGTATAAATATATAACACATGATGCGAGACCAACAAACAAATCTAATTTGAAAGTTGTGACAAGTTCAAAAACAAATGATGTAATTGAGCTTGTAAGTTATGAAACTACGGTTGCATATGGTTACATAAAAAGTGAGGTTTATCAGTCATACATTTTAGGTCATATGAGTGATTCTCAAATACTTGAAAATTGTAACTGGTATTTTACTGACGAAAAGTATTCAGTAACTACAAGCAAACAAGTAACTAGATTCTTGAATTCTGTATGTGGTGGTCGTGAAAATGCGACAGAAATGCCACATAAATATTTTAGAGAAGCGATAGAAACTGGATTATATATATAACAATAACAAACGAGGTAAAAATGAGATACATAAAAGACAGCAAAAATGCTTTTTATTATGGGATAAAGTCTTTTGATTTTATTTCTAGTAGAAGAAAAAGAAGATGCAAAAACTATCAAATCAAGTTTTTTGGTAGAGAAGATAGAGCATGTTATGACGTACCAGTATATTCGGCACACATACCATGTATCCGTTATAAATATTCATTCAAATAAACAACAACAAACGAGGTAAAAAAAATGAAACAACAACAATTAATTGAAGACTTAAAACGTGAGCTAATCCGTTCTGAAACTGATAGGATTTTACATTGTTTTATGCTAGGGCTAAGTCATTATGATTTTTTAAATGATGCGCCTGTTACGTGGAAAATGTACTTTGACGAGTACGAAACACGTGAGATATTCGAGACAATTTGTTTTAATTAATAATAAATATATAGCCACTAGTTACGGCTAGTGGCATATATATATAACTATGTCAAGGCATGGTTATATATATATCAATAATGGTATATAAAACAACAACATAACGAGGTATATAAAATGAAAACTAAGAAAATTATAGAAGACATATCTAAAGCTATGGTTGAACTTATGGAAACTGATAAAGGTCACTGGAATAGTGGACTTAAAGACTATATAAGTACGGGTATTCCATATAATAAATTTACAGGTATTAGATACGTTGGACTTAATACACTGATTCTATATTTACAATCACTAAAACACGGTTGGAAATCTCAAATTCATGGAACGGCTAAGAACTGGAATGATGCAGGATATAAAATCAAAAAAGGTGAGAAAGGTACACATATTGTATTCAGTAAATGGGTAGAAAAAGAATCAAAAGAACTTACCAACGATAACGGTGAGCCACTGATTGATTCATATTGGTGTATGAGAAATTATGTAGTGTTCAATGCTGAACAAGTGGACGGATACGAAATAGTCAAGGAAAAAACTGAGACTATTCCTACACCTGAACGTATGAAAAACGTTGAGCAATATATAAATAATACAAAAGCTAAGATAATTGAGGGTGGAAATAGAGCATTTTACTCACCTGATTTAGACATTATCAAGATGCCTGAATTATCTAGCTATAAAGGTACAGATAATAGTAGTGCATTAGAGTGCTATTACAGTACAAGATTGCATGAACTTGCACACTGGACAGGACATAAAGATAGACTTAACAGAACTATGGGTAAGAGATTCGGAGATAATGACTACGCATATGAGGAGTTAGTTGCTGAAACTAGTAGCGCTTTCCTATGTGGGTTATTAAATATTAGTTCCGAGCCAAGACCTGACCACGCAAGGTATCTTAAGAGTTGGATTAAAGGTATAAAAGATAATCCGAAAGCACTATACATGGCATTTACACAAGCTAGTAAGGTGGTTAAATATCTTGACGGATTGCAAGACAAAAAAGAAATGGTTGCATAACATAGACAAATCTGTATAATGTTATACAACACGGTGGCTAGGCATGGTGTCTAGCTACCGATTAACAACAACGAGGTAAAAAATGAAAAAATATATATTAAACATACTTACATTCGGGTTATACAATCGAGTAGACTTGATGAGCCAAGCGCTGATTGATGCAGTAGCAAAGCAAACAATTAGAAATCAAGAGTTACAAAAGAGTATAGATGATATCGAGCAACCTGACATTGATGATGCAGTTGATACGTACTTAACAAATAACTTTTGTATAGGTGACTATGACTTAGTTGATGAGGGTGATATTGATTATAAGATTGAACAAGCAATTGATGAGTTGAAAGATGAGCTTGAATCTGATAAAGAGTAAAACGAATTCATGCTACGTGGGGTAGCTGAATAAACAGAGATGTTATGTTAGGTGGGTACGACATGCCCACCTAATAGCAACGGGAGATAAATAAATGAAATATACAGTAACTATGGAAGTGATATATAGAAAAGTTGTAACAGTTGATAGCATATCTAAACCTTATGCTGAGAGAGATGCTAAAACTGTTATCTATCAAAGATGCCATGATGATGAAATTGTAAGAAGCATTGAGGTATTAAACACGAGTGAAATAAAAACGGGAGATAAATAAAATGTTTAAAAACTTAGACTTAAAAAATAGTTTGGGAATCATAGGACAGTGCGACCATTACAGTGTTACAGCTCAAGTAGAAATTGTAGCTACAGTACCTGTATCAAGAGCATTGACTGGACTAGAGGAGCGCAGAGCAAGAAACAAACTAGAAAAAGATATAAGAGATGCAATAGAGGAAAAAATAAAAAGGTATCCAGTCTACATAGAATATGAAAATGTAGGAGATGTAAAATTTGTGTACTCAGATGAGGAAATAAATAAATGAAACCAACAATAGAAACTGATACGGACTTAGTGTTTGATGTTTGCGACCAAGTCGTGAACTATCCACAAAAGATATACGACTTGTTTGAGGATTATATGTACATGTATAGCTTAGGCAATGAGCATTACTTTAAACATAGAGACACAAGAGAATATATAAATATCGTAGCAACATTATACCAATAGGAGAATAAATAAATGAAGACAGAAGATATATTACTTGAGCTTGGTAAGGGTAGTACCCGTAGACCTAGAGTTATAGATGATAAAACATTTAATGAAAACTGGGATAGGATTTACGGCAAGAAAAAAAAGGAGGATAAACAAAATGATAAAAAGAAATCGTCATAAGATATCTAAGATATCTGTTAAGAAGAAAAGAAACAGTAGGCATGTGTTAAACAAAGCATCAGTGATTAAAACAATCAGAAGAAAAAATAGAGACATGTCAAAAGGTATGAGAGCAACATGTTATAACAGTAACTACGGGTAGGAGATATAAATGAAGTGGTATCAACAATATAGTAATCAATACCGAGACAGTAAGATTAGGTTGGCATGTGGCTCTAATTTTTTAGAGGGCATGGGATTCTATGTAACTTTAAAACAAATGATAGCTGATAACTATGAGGGTGGTAGACCTGAAGTTGAGTTTGAGTTTGGATATTTAAAGACTGTGTTGGGCATAAAAAGTATGCGAACATTGGACAAACTTCTAGCAAACTTGAGTGAAAGTGGAGTAATACTTGTGTCAAAGTCAGACAAAACTGTATCAATACTTATGCCTGAGATTGAGGAAACACAAGACAATTATACTAAGAAGACTACGAACAATGTACGTACTACATTACATAACAATACAAGACATAACAAAACAAAACATAACAATACTATTATAGATATAGAGGAGGTAAGATAATGAGTGTAGAAAATGATGAGTTAAATAAGATAGGTGCTATGGTGTTAGATGAATGGTCAGTAAGTCAATTCATAAGCGCTATAGATGACTATGATATTGATATAGATATACGAGGTAGTGATATAGAAAAATTATGCAGAGCAATAATGGAGGATAAAGTAAATGAGTAGAACGGCAACAGAAAATAAAAGTGTGTGGGGAAAACTAAGAACTGCTATGAGTGACTTAGATAACTCAATACCTGACCATGTTTTTGATAATGAAGATGAGGGACAGGAAATAGCTGATTGTATTAGTGAGGTATGGGACAAGATAGCAGACTTAGAGAGTTACTATGCTCAATATCATATGGTTAAAAAAGACAATGAGGAATAAACATAAGTGTCTATACTTGCCACGTGATTGGCATAAACCTGATGTAGATACCATGATAGCAGTGCGTGAGATGTACGAGACGGGCAGTATTTCTAAGTTGCTAGTCAAGGCATACCCTGACGGACATGATGACGGTAGAGGGCTACATAAGAAGTATTTAAAATATAAGGAGGTGTAATGCTTGATGATAATGATATAAAGAATCTGTTTACTATGATGACTACTTTGTTTGGGCATAAGTTCAAGAGTGGATATGGTACCGGTATGCAGGGGAATAAGTTATCTGTTACAGGTAAGGTATGGCAACGTACACTCAATGGTGTACCACATATCAGACAAGTGATAGATAAATTATTCTTACCTGATAGCGCAATCTTTCAGAGCAAGGAATGGTGTCCTGATTTGAGAGAAGTTATGCAGATGTGCCTTGACATATCGAAGAACATAGAGCAGGATATAAAAAGTAAAACATTAAAGTTAGAGACGGATGACCACAACGTAAGATTCTCTGAGTTCTACGTTGCGAATCATAAGGGTGATAATGATAATGATTATCAGTATCATATAGATAATATAAAAAAACATGGGAGAAATAAATGATAGACAAAATGAACGGAGAGATTGACGCATACAAAGAGATAAAAGATTTGTGTGAAGATATGAATAAGATACAACACAGTATAGAGATTGATAGTATTATTAGATTCTGCGACAGGATGATTGAGCAGTTACAGGAAACTGTAGATGGTGCTATGGAAAGCATGTATGAATCATTTAAAAAGAATAAAATAAATGGAGACCTATCTGATGAAACTATTAACTGATGCTAAGAATAAAAGTCAAATGGTATTGGCGCACTTGCAACACTATGGAAGTATAACTACATGGGATGCAATCACGCAGTACAAAGCAACAAGACTATCAGCTATTATATTTAATCTTAAAGAGAAAGGATATAATATTGAGAGTGTTAAGAAAAACGGTGACGGGTGTAAGTTTGTTGAATATATATTACATGAGAAAAGGGAGGACGCAGTATGATTGATAAGCTAGTTAATTTCTTTTGTGATTTACCTGATTCAGTACAGGTATTCATAATAGTGTCAGCTATCGTATTGTTTTGGGAAGTAATCTTATAGTGGCTAAACCACCTAGTAAGAAGACTAAGGAAGAATACAATAGGGCAGTTGAGTTCGGTTGTGTGGTTTGTAAAAAACATTATGGACTACGCACCGAGCCAACCATACATCACTTAACAGGTGCAGGTATGGGATTAAAAAGTAAAAGATTTATTCCGTTATGTCCTGAGCATCATCAAGGTAATCAAGGAGTGCATCACAATACTAAACTATTTGAGGAACGATTTGGTACACAAGAAGATTTACTTGATTGGTACTTGCAAAACATAACTGAGTAGAATATAATAAACGAAACAAATGGAGAAAAAAATGAACACAGAGACAATATCAAAACAGATATGGGACACACTTAGTCCTATTGATTGCAGTAAACATGTAGAGAAGAAAGGTAGTGGTAACTTTGTAGCTACATATCTATCTTGGACTTGGGCATGGGGAATCTTAATGGAGAACTTTCCCAAATCTTTCTATGAGTTTGCGCCTAACGAAACACATGCAGACGGGACAGTTACAGTACATTGTATTGTTAATGTCAATGGAATCATAAGGAAGATGTGGTTGCCTGTTATGAATCACATGTTTAAAGCTACAGTTAATCCTGATGCTAGACAGATTAGTGATGCGAAGATGAGATGCTTAGTTAAATGTATAGCTATGTTTGGTCTTGGTCATTACATCTATGCAGGTGAGGACATACCGTCAGCAGATAAAGAAAAGAGTTCTGAGAAACAGGTAAAGAAAGAATCAAATGAAAACCAAGTACCACCTAAACATCAAACCAATGAGGTTAATGATGCTATCAAGGGAGACCTTGAAAAACTAAAAGCTAATCTTAATAAAGTTAAAGATATCAAAGATGGAGTAGAGAAACTTGGTCAGTCTATATAATTTAAGAGCCAGTCAGATAGCAAGAGTCATAGGGAATGATGACTATTGTTCAAGGCAGAATCATTTTGCTATTCTGATTGGCGAGAAAGAAGACAAACCTGTTAATGAAATGTTTACTTCACACGGGCATGAGTGTGAAAAATATGGAGTAGCGCATGTCATGATTGCTACCCAATCTCTCGTTGTTGACTGTGGCTCTGAATTATTAGGACCACAGTTTACGATGACAGAAGATTACATGAGTACAGATGATACGTTAGTGCAGTTATCTTGTACACCTGACGGGTTTATTGATGAGAAAAATGCAGTGGTTGAAATCAAATCACCGTATTTTGTGCAGGAAGATTTTGATAAATATATTAAAAGATATTTACCACAAGTATATTTCCAACAGTATCTTGTAAGAAGAAACAGTAGGAAGAATAATGCTGACGGTACATACTTTTGTATATATCAAAAGGGTAATACAAAGTTATATTATATACCTTACAATGAGGACTATATAGATAACTATATGTTACCAAAGGTAGATGAGTTTGCTAGATACTTATTGAAAGGCAGTCTTGACAAAGACTTCTTAACAAGAAGAAAGAGCAAAGAATCATTTATATACAACGGGGAGGTGCAATACAATGAGTGCATTTAAGTTACCCAGTATTGAGCTAGAACAATTAGTAGATTATGTAGAGAAACTTGGACTACAGAAAGCTGAAGCTGAGAGAGAACTACATAAGCTAACTGAAAATAAAAAGGTTGCTATGGCAGTAGCATTACTTAACTGCGCTGATGTTAAAGGAACACAGGCGCACAAAGAAGCTATTGCTATGACAGATGAGGGTGTTGTTATGTATATAGATAAGATAGCAGATGCTAAGAAATTAGTAACTGAACTTACCAGTAAGATATCAGCACAAGAACATAGGTTAAGATTGTTTCAAACTCTAAGTGCTAATGAACGTAGAGAGAAAGGATTTTACCAAAGACTAGGAGATTAATATGGCAAAGTATATAAACCTTGCAATTAAAAATGCAGACACAGGAGAGAGAATATACATTAAGTTATTCACTAACGATAAAGAGTATGGTGAAATCAATGAAGTGTTATTCAAGAAAGTAAAGATAATAAGTGAGACTGAAAGCAGAAATGCACAATCATTTATGGGTAACAGTAAGTACAAGAACTTAAACAAAGAGGGTAAAGATTTTACTATCAATACTAAAGATACATATGAGTTCTCAGGTTGGTTGAAAGAGGATGACTATGAAACTAAGAAAAAGATAGATGAAATAAGAGAAGTATTCGATGGGAGTGGTACACCGTTTTAGAATTGCATGACGATGCAAAGGAAACACAACAAACCTAAGTGTTTCTTCATAGGTAGATACTGCAGAGGTGATTTTAGAATTACATACTAGTTTAAACAGACGGCTGTTGGTTACTTAATTGGCTTTGTTTGGATTCTAAACGTGAACTCTTAAACAGGCAGTATTTATCTATGGCATATAAACAAAGGAGAAAATAATGGAAGAAAAAAAACAAACGTATTGGGACACATGGTATTCACGTCCTGAAAACAGGGAAAGAAAAAAACAATATGCAAAGGAAAGGTATTATAAAAAGAGAGATGATATCTTAAACAGAAAAAAAGATAGGTTGTCTAGTGAATCAGAAGACCAAAGACAAGCTAGACTACAAAAGATGAGGGAGTATTATTATTCTAGGAAAAACAATGACAATCAAGATAGATAAAGACATACCTATTAGAGAGCCAGGTAGACCTGTGCTAAAAAAGTATGAAGAATACTATGATACTGTAGATATTATGGAACATGGGGATTCTTTTGCTGTAGATAGTATGAGGACTGCACAAGCTATGAGAGAATATTCTTACACAAATAGGTTTCGTTTGAAAAATAAAGATGCTAAGATTGTAACTAAACAAATGTCCTCTAACGAGTACAGGGTGTGGAAAATATTTGAAAGCTGAAATGCTATCTATGTTATGCGCTAAGTCAATGAACCTTGAAGTGGGTTCACGTAGTCATGACGCAATAACAACAGAAGATATATCACACTTCTTAGGTACTTGTAAACTTAAGAACAGGGAATACGATATACTCATGGCTAAGTATGTAGATAGTCATGAGTCAAGAACATCTTTATATGATGACATCTTCATAGAGTGTTGTGATATCTTTATGAAAAACCACAAAGCTAGTGAGCTAAGAGGAGAGAAGTTCTTTATGAGAATGTTTATCTACCTAGCATTTCGTGAAATCTTTTATGAATCTTGCTTTGTATGTCAAGGCAGAGGAACAATATCAAACGGAGATAGGATAGAGAAGTGTATACATTGTGATGGTACGGGACAATTTATATATGATGATGATAATAGACCTGAGTTTATGGGAATAGAAAAAGAAAAGTTTATGAAGTTTAAGAAATCATATATGGAAATGCGAGACATGATTAGGGATATAGAGTTAAGTGCGCTAAGTAAAATAGGTGATGAGTAATGACAACAGCATTAGTAAGAATTAAAGAAGATAAACAACTGGTTGGTATATTTACTTATCAATCAAAAGGTGTTGGAGAATTATTTAATTTAGTAGACCAATGTACCAGTCCATATGGTTGTGAATATATAGAGATTAATTACGGTGGTGTTTACTGGGCAGACAATGTAGATTCCATAAAAGGATTAAGTGAAATGACTGAAGAAGAAATCAATACTAATGATACTTATAACAATGCAACAATAGATGAGTATGTTCTTGGTACATTAGATAAGTCAGAGGGAATGTGGGATGACGTTGATAGAGAAACTTAAGTGGTTCAGTTCAGTTGTTTTAGTTATAGGAATTATACTCACCTCGTATAATATTTACCCTGCTAATCTCTATGTTCAGGCAGTCGGGGTACTCGGTTGGTTGCTGACGGGTATCCTGACGAGAGATAATCCACTCATATTTATTAATTCAATAGGTTTTGTTGTTCTTGTGTCAGGTATGTACTACTCTTGGGAGAATATAGGGGGCTAGAATGGACGTTATCACGTTTATTCTAATTCCCTATATCAATACTACCGACTAGTGAGTAACTCTATTGTCGTCCTCTGTAGATACCTTATCTGAGCTATCAATGTTTTCCTCTGATGTAGCATCTTGAATTGCTGATAACTTAGGTGCAAGGGTAGGAATCTTAGCAACAAGTCCCTGTAATTCCTCAATCAGTTCAGCATCTGACTTATGTTTGTTATCTTCCATGTTGATATTAATATTTTGTGATGAGTAGTTACCCAATTCTAATATTAGTTTAGCGCAGTTAAGACGTACTGAGTCTTGGTCTGAATGTAATAGGTCTTCAAGTACATTGATTGCCTTGCCTGATACAGATGTTATTCTTTCTTCATTAATCTTTCTGATTTCTTTTTCATATTTTCTTTTTAGATAGTATCCCATTTGAGATGGGTTCTTATTATATCCTGCTTTCTGTGCTGACTTGGTTGCATTAGCCAGTGTATCTCCACTTGTAAAATATTCTACAAATAGTTTTTCTTTCTTCTCATCTGCTACTCTCATTCTTCCACCTTTTTTAATAGCCACTCTTTGAGCTTGTTCGTTTGATGTTCAGGTACTGGTATATCAAGTCTGAATTTAATCCATGACTTGTCCAATACTAAACTCCCATCTATATCTGTTCCCTCTTTATCACCTGATATGTGAGAGACTATAGTTATAGTTTTATCATTTTCCTCAACTATTAAACCGAGTGATACACAGTCAGCTAGTTCAGGTTTTAATTCTTTAATGTCAGTCCACCCGTGTGTTGGGGTGACTGCGTCCTCCCAATTTAAGAAAGTAATTATTGGTTGCATTATTTGTTCCTTAGATAATTAAGATAGTCAGCGCCCTCCTCAACTTCCCAAAATACTTTGATGAAGTCAGGGTGGTCTTCAGTTAAGTTGGTATTAAATACAGCAACAGCACAAGCTGACATCATCTTACATGGAAGATTAAGTTGCTTAGCAAAGTTATCGTATTTCTTATATGAACCTACCTGTACACAGTGCATAATCTTATCTGAGTTAGCATCCTTGATAGGGCTATAACCTGATACATGAGTATGACCTGCTATAAGTAAGTGGTCTCTTGCATTGAACAATGCGTGTTTAACAATACCGTGTGCTGTATTGTACATTGAATGTCCTCTAAAGTTATGAGAACAATTTACTTTGATTTCGTGTTTAGGTAATTTAATTTTAAGTCTTGCGTTATGATTAGAGTATACAGTCTTTAGAGGTTTACACATCCAGTTAATAGGGTCGCCCTCCATAGCCCACATATCATGGTTTCCTGCAACTATAAATATATAAGGTGTTGCATTGACTAACCACTCTACAAGCGCCCACTGTTGTTCCCCGTTTGTCGTTTGGTCTGCCCATAAACCTGCTAACTTACCACGTCTAGCCCAGTTATTAGACAAGTCACCAACAGAACAAGCATACATACCCTCTGTAGCATTGACTATATCTATATGCTTTCTAAGTGATACCCAATCACAACCATCATCATCAACGTGTGGGTCGCCTTGTATATATAATCCGATAGGTTTCTTATCATTTATCTTTATATTAATAAACTTTTCAGACTTCTCTCTAGCTTCTTTTCTTTTGAATACTTCTGTTCTTGCATTGATAAGTTCTTCTGTAGACCAATCAAGATTCTGAGCTTCTTCTAATTCGTAATTCTTTGTAATCTTAGGACTAACTGTT